CTATGTAGGTTTTAAAGCTGGGGACAGTATAGCTTCTAATGTAATGTGGAGACTGCCTACAACTGACGGCACTAGTGGGCAGTTCATGTCTACTAATGCAAGTGGCACATTATCTTGGACAAGCAATGCACTAACAGCTACCGCTGCAACAAACCTTTCTGGCGGTGGGGCAGGACAGGTTCCTTATAATACTGCATCGGGTGCTACTAGTTTTTTGGCTGCTGGTACTAGCGGGTTTTTCCTTAAGTCCAACAATACCTCTGCTCCATCTTGGGCTTCTGCTGTTACATTTACATCATCAGCTACAGCACCAACTTCACCAATAGTAGGAGATACTTGGCTGGATACGACTTCTGGTATTTTGTATAGGTATTTTTATGATGGCGACACTAATCAATGGGTGCAGTTCTAAATGGCAACGATCAATGTAACTTCGACTGCCGACTCGGGTGCTGGAACGCTTAGACAAGCGATCACAGACCTTAATGCACAGACAGGTAGCCACACAATTACTTTTACTGGATTGAGCGGCACTATAACACTTGCATCTGCGCTGCCTACACTTACAAAAAGTACGACTATTACCGGACCTGGTCTAAGCTCGCTAACTGTATCTGGAAACAGCCTTTATAGAGTGTTTAATTTAAATACTGGTTTAACTTTTTCCATTAGTGGACTGACAATATCTTCTGCTTCTGTGTCAGGTGTACTTGGTGCTGGTATCCTTAATAGCGGATCAACCTTAACTATAGACAGTTGTTACTTTACAGGATGCAGCACTACCAGCGACGGCGGTGCAATCTCTACCGCAGGACCGACAACAATAACAAACACATCATTTGTTAGTTGTAGTTGTGGGATATCAACTTCTAATTATGGCTCTGCAATTAGAGCGACGAATACCATCACCATAGGAAATTGTACATTTTCTGGAAATAGCGGAACCCCATTATATGCTGGCGGCACTACAGCTACGGTTTACAACTGCACTTTTTCTGGTAATACTGGTCAAGTTGGAGGCATAGAAGCAGCCGCCGGCACTATGACGCTTCTGTCTAGCACTATTAGCGGTAACACAGGAAATGGGGGTATTGCAAGAGGCGTTTGGGTTCCAGAGTATGCTGGAATAAATCTTAAAAACTCAATTATTTCTGGTAATACTGGTAGTGTTGGAGCTAACGATTTTCATGCTTACAACAGTGGTTGTATAGTATCAGCCGCTACAAATGTCATAGGTACAATTTCTGCTGGTTTAGCCTCTAGTGCAGCAAGAGTAATTGGCGATCCACTTTTAGCGGCGCTTGCAAGCAATGGTGGATTAACACAAACGAGGGCGGTTAGTGCTGGTAGTGTTGCTATTGGTGCTGGAACAGCGGCAGCGACAAATGCGGCTCCTGTTAATGGGCTGGATCAAAGAGGCACTACAAGGTCAGCGACTGCACCTACTATTGGAGCATTTGAATACGTTGTAGCGCCAGTGGCTACCACTGTAAACTTTCCAACATCGCCTTCTATAGGCCAGACCTACTCATTTAACGGTACCATATGGATTTGGAATGGTGTTGGATGGCGTAAGAGATTAATATTGCCGTCGCAAGATATATTTATGTCCGGTAGTTATGGGGGGTTATAGTAGCAATGAATTTTCCTGCTTCTCCTATTACTGGTCAGCTTTACTCGTATGGCGGGTCAATTTGGATTTACAACGGCACGGGCTGGAGAAAGATGCCAAATGATGCAGCCAATACAATTTACCTAGCTAACAACTTTGGAGGCTTATAATGCCAGTTACATCTACGCCTATCTTTGCTCAAGCACCATACTTTGTAGCAAAGACATTAGCTGCACAAACAGCTTGTACAACTAGAGGCCCGACAGCAACAGCTAGTCTTGCAGCGGCAAACATAGTGGAAGTCGTACCAACCTCTACTAATGGTCTAAGGATTGACAGTATTCAAGTTAATGCTTGTTCTACTTCTTTTACTGCACCTACCGCTGGTAATATCGTAGGCATATGGGTATGGGATGGAACTACTGCTTTCTTGTTTGCAGAAATACTTGTGACAGCTGTAACCCCTTCGACCACTGTTGCGGGGTTTACAACCACATTAACTTTTGCTAATCCTCTTGTTTTACCATCTACTTTTAAACTCTTTGCTTCTGTTAGTGTTACTACTACTGCTAATACTACAGCTTTGCAAGTATGTGTAATGGGAGGGGCGTATTAATGCCAGGAGCTTTTAGTTACGGAATGACTCCGACTAACTCTCCAAAGGGTTCTGCATTCCAAGCAGTTCAACCTTCTGTAATTCCTGTCGGTGTTATTGAAATGTTTGCTGGTTCTACCGCCCCTAACGGATGGTTAGTTTGTGACGGAAGAACTGTAAGCAGAAAGACTTATGAAGATTTATTTAAAGTCATTGGTACTACTTATGGTGCTGGTAATTCTAACACCACATTTACTTTACCAGATATGCGTGGCAGATTTGCTATGGGCGCTGGAACTGGAACTGGACTAAATAGTTCTGGTTCTGGAGCTATTAGCGGCTCGTCACAGACAGCTAGAACATTAGGGCAATGGCTAGGTGAAGAAACTCATTTGCTTACTACCGCAGAATTAGCTAGCCATACACACGCTAACACAGTTAGTGGTGGCAATACTGGAACAATGAATTCAAATACTACCCACCAACATCAAAATTCCCATGTTATGGGAACCTCTGGTGGTCAATACGGTTTTTTTGATACCGGTAATGCTGGCAGCTCCGGAAGAGGCTCTGTTCTTAGCACTAACACAGATCACACTCATGCTTTTAATCCAACAATATCTAATGCTTCTGCCGGTAGTGATAGTCGCCACGCTACAATACCACCTTGCGTAGTGTTAAACTATATAATAAAAGTTTAGGAGAATGTAATGTTAAATCAGATTAGTATAAGTGTTATTGTTGTTGATAGTAATTATTCTATAACTTTAAATGCAATAGACGATAACAGCGTATCTAAGACAATAAGAATGCCTGTTGATATTAGTTCAGATGAAGGTTTATTTATTACTAACTTAATTGATAAAGCATGGAATTACATTCCAGATGCTGCACCCGATGAGCTATCACAAGCTAAAGCCAGAAAGCTACAAGAGCTAAACAGAGAATGGACAGCCGTAGAAAAAACAGGATGGGACTCAGGCCAAGGCTATCACCTAGGTATTACCCCTTCTGATGTTGCCCTTATTGTAGGAGTGTTTTCTTTAGCTAGAGAAGCCTCAGCAATGGGCCTACCCTTGCCAGGGCTAATCAGCATGGAAAACAATACGATTGAATTTGAAACTATACAAGATATGACTGTATTACTTATGTACTATGGTAAGGCTAGATCTGATATGGCTAATGCTTTTGCTGCTAGGCGCAAGGCAGTAGAAAATGCTACTATGATTGAAGAAGTAGAGGCAGCTTAACAAAAATATCCAAGAGGGATGAGCCATGGACGAAGAACCAGTTTGTGATTGCGAAGAAGGAGAATTACCAGATCCAGACCCCGGCTGTTGCGGCGCTGATACATGTGAAGAAACCGAAACGTGCTGCGACGAAACTACCTGCGTTCTAACCTCTTCATTTCAGACAGATACAAATAATTGCGGTGGGTGTGGTATTGTGTGCGATCCAGGCGAGACCTGCGTAGATGGTGTGTGCGTATCGGATATGGGTTGTTGCATTACAACAGTCTGTAATTGCAATTACATTACTGATCCGCCTACTTGCACAACAGACGGCCCAAATAATACTTTTACTCCAGGTACGGCGGCTAGTTGTGACGAGCTTCCTTTTCCACCAGGTTTTGTTTGCAATGACAATAACGAGGGTATATTTTCTGTAACATTTACCGAAGAAGCATGTCGAGAGGGGTGCTGCAGCACATATGCTTGTACCAGCAGCAATGGCACCTACGAATATACGCTTGTTTCATCAAATCCTTCATCAGCAAATTGCACCTACCCGCTACCTCCGCAGTCACCATTGCCCTGTGATGGGAGCCCTGAGTCTACTGGTTATATTTACACCACATGGAGTGAAGGACCATGCTCTTGTAATAACGTCTTTCTTCTTTGCGAAGGGTTCTTCGTTAATGAGCCAGGTTGGCAGCCTCCGCCTCCTCCTTACGCTTGGATTCTTAACCCAAATGTACCTAACAACAGCTGCAATCCTGGCTGTATTTGCCCAACAATAGGCGCTGCGTGCAATAATTACGGAGAAGTGCAAGAAGAGCCATGCGCTGCCCCACCGCCCGCTCCTCTGAGCTACAACCCAGCCAGTCAGTTAGCTTTTAAAGAAGAGCCATGCTCCCAAGAAGAATGTGAAGCCCACGTCTCTACTTGGATGGCGGAGCCTATAGGAGAGCCAAATGAAGACGGCCTTTACAAAGTTAAATGGATATTGTTAGATGGCTGCCCAGGGTTGTGCTGCAGTGATCAGCCTACTCAACCTGAGTTTGTTAAGTCCTCAACACTTGTCGACGCACCTTGCAAGTGCGGTTGTAACTAGGGGTCTACGGTGAACAGTA